CCGCCAACCACATCACCTATTGCAGCTTGAATTGTTTGAATCATGTTCATGTAGCAGCCAATTCTTCTATTTTTGTTTCAAGCTGTTGCCTAATAACTTCCAGCGCCTGATCTTTTTCAACGTCCCAAGCTGGCCTCATAAATGGATGTGCTGGAACAAATCTGGCATTTGATAATGATCTTGCGCTTGTTCGATGTGCTTCCCAATTTGATCCATGCCGAATTCCTCGGTCAGAAATCGTAAAGTTAGGATTTGGCGGAACGTAATAGTGACCACGCTCTACCCATTCAGCATAAAAAGCATCTTGACTAAGATTGCCTTTTTTACCTTTGTTGCGGTATTTTTTTCCCATCTTTACCGCTACCTTATAGGTTGCCTCGTAATCATTTGATAGTTCTGGGCAAAATACGGTAATGATGGATCTTTTTAATGTTCCAGGGGGCTGATGCTCACCCCAAGTAAATCCATTTAATTCTGGGGCTTTATCTTTTACAGCCTTTTGCATAAACTTTGCGCCTGCAGAAACGCTTTGTTTTAATGCTTGTTTTGCAATCTTGGCGGAGAGTCCAAGTAATTTTGTATCTAACTCTGCCCAACCATCCATGACCACATTGTTAGCCATCCGATAATCCCTCGACGCAAGATAAATTCATTGTTCTATGACGTTCGTTTTCATCTAATACGCTTTGAATATCCAAAATACGAGATCCATACATAATTCTCATTTTTGGGGTTACGCCAGAGCGATAGCGAATGGTGACAATATGCGTTTCGCTAGATTGCAATGCTTCAGCAGAGATATTCTCTCTTCCGCTTGATGGCACTACTTCACCCCAAACCGTTGCAAAATCTGTCCATGAGGTCAACTGTTGACCATAATCATCTTGAGATGTGCTGCGCTGCTGAATTGTTAAACGCTTGCGTAATAGACCAGATTGCATATTAATAAGTAATTAATCTATAGGGTGCAAGTAATTGGTCTACAAAAGGCATAGAATCTACGGTTCCACGTTGTAAAACAATATCGGACTCACGGTTTTCATACATGGCGCCAATTCTTAAATACATCCAAGATTTAATTGGTTGAGGAACCGCTGATGGGCTGACCCAACCAGCAGTCAAAGTAATTGCAATTGCATTTATTTCATTTCTTGTTGCAGGCCAAGTAGTTCCGTAAGCTGGCAAAATTCTAGCTGGTTCGGAAACATCATCTACTTTATAAAGCGATGGATCTAGCGTTTGCTGAACTCCATCTTGATCGATATATTGAATAGAGTCCACGCTAATGAGTGGGGAATAAGGCAAATAAATCTCGTAATTTGTGCGTCCATCTGGACTTAATACTGTTAATGGCCCTGGAGAATCACCCCATTGTGGCCCATACCAGTTTGCACTTCCAACGTTCATTGATGGTGATGGAAACTGGTCAAGCGTCACTAGCCATTGCTGATTAATAAATGCTCTACGGCAAATTTGCTCCGCTTGCTGTCTAACGGAAGAAATTAATCCCTGTATCAGGGAATTATCATCATCAATATCAACCCGCAAATGAGCCTTTGCTTCTGTTAGTGAAATCGGCTCAACACTTGGCGGGGTTAATAGTTTAGATGGCATTTATTTAATTTCTGGTGCTTGTGCAAAAGAAGTTACTTCTGGAGCTTGAGCAATTGCTTTTGGCTCTGGCTTAACTTCTGCTGCGGATATTTGGTCAAAATTAGGAATTGCTGAGCCTGAAATAATGGCATCTAAAGCAACTTGATCTTCTACAACTACCACTTCGTTAGTGGCTACATATTTAATTTGACGCATAATTTTTCCAATAAAAAAGGGAGAGCCGAAGCCCTCCCTTATTCCATACAATTACAACTGTTAACTAGCTGAGAATTTTACAACCTTAATTGCTTCAGAGTTCACTACGGCTCCACCTGTACGTTTTGTCACATAGAATCCGATATAAGGTTTATTTGAGAACGGATCACGAACAACACGAGTGCCAACACGATCAACGATCAAGTAGCCACGTTTGAAGTCACCGAAAGCGATTGAGTAAGAACCAGCAGATTTGCCTGGCATATCTTCAGCTTCAGTTACGTTATAGCCTAACAATTGATTTGGCTTGCCTGGAACTGTAGAGAAATCAAACAAATAACGACCGTTTGAATCTTTCAATGCTGCCAATTCAAATAATACTGATTTGGACATTACCCAAGAAGCGTTTTGACGATAGCCAGCTTTAAGTTTGCTTACTGCTGCAAACAGAATATCAGCCTTGTTTGATGCAGCAAAGTCACCAGAAACGCCTGTAGGTACATATTGCAATGAACCGAATGCACGAGTAGCGTCATCAGTTGCAGCGATAGTGCCTGACAAGAAACCAGTTGGTTGATTTGTGCCTGTACCGTTAATAAATGCAGCGCCTTCAGCACGACCAAATTCTAAAGCGATATTGTCAGCAAGCCATTGTTCAGCGTTGAAGAATACATCGTCAAGCATTTGTTGAGTAGCTTGGGCATTTGCATAGAGTTCTCCAATAGTAGGCTTAACATCTTTGATCTGTGGAGTTGCAGAAGCTGTGCGAGCATCGCTTTCGCCAACCCAACCAGAAGCAGTACCACGCACGTTAACGATGCGATGGAAGTCTGGTGTAGAGATTTGTTGAACGTCAGCCAAACCACGAATAGGCGATACGTTAACGATCAATTCTTCGATCATTGCATCGATAGTCTTAGGAACTGCATAGCCACCATCAGCGCCAGAGTTTGAACCAGTTGCCAAAGCTTTAACTTCTACAGTCTTGTCATACTCAACACCCTTTCGGATATATGAATTAAAAGCAGACTTGTGTTCAGCTTGTGCGGCATCTTCTTGGGATGCGTTACCAGCAAAACCAGGGCGGCCCATTTTGGCTTCTAATGTTTCAACGGTAGACTTCAAAGAACTCATTTCGTTAAATGCTTTTTCTAAAGATTCTTTAGTTTCAGCAGCAGTTTTTGCGGATACTTCATCATTGATTTTTTTGAAATCGGCAAAGGCTTGATTGCCCTTTTCGATCAAAGTGATAATTTCTTGGCTCATATTATTTTCCTTAAATAAGCGGTTTGGATTGAGCTTTTAGTTAGGCTTTAATTGTCAGAAATCTGGCAAGTAAGGCTTCTTCTATCTGCTTTGCTTCTTTGTCCACACCAGAATCACTCTGTTTTAGACCGTTCACCCGTGACACAAAGGCCACAGATGCCGAGCGTGAAAGTCCACAAGAATCTCTCAGGTAGCGTTCAGCACTCTTAAAATCGGTAATATCGTCAATTGATTTGACGGCATCAATTCTTGCTTGGTCATTCATGGGGAAAGTCACTACGGACACTTCCCATAAATCACCTTTATCAATCGTTCTGATACCAGATTTGTTATCAAAACTGTCTTTTTTGGTCATAAATCCAATGGATAAACCAGAGATTGCCCCCATCTTCATTAACTCATAGGCTTCTGCGCCCTTTTGAGTTTTCAATGCAAGCTGGCCTTCTACATATAGACCATTCTCATCTTCAATCATCTTGGTGTAGACACCAATTGGTTGAGTTGCATCATGCTGCCAGAGCAACGCAGGCATACGGCCTTTTTGCGCTAAACCTTGCAAGGATTCAGTAAAAGCACCCTTTGCAACAATGTCATCACCTTGATCTACTACATCGTAGACGGAACCATATCCCTCAAAAGTACCCGTATCGCTTACGGATTTCACTTCAAAACTAACTTTTTTATGTTCCATAGTTACCTCTACTTTGCTGGTTCTGTATTTGCGGTTTCGCCCTCGGCTAGATCGGCTTGTTCATCGGGGTCATCTGTGCCATCGGTCATATTGAGTGGCATTAATGGAATATCTAAACCATCAAGCGGATTTAAAATGTTTCCGATTTCTGATTCAGCGTGTCTTGCTTCATTGCGAGTTAACCAGCCGTCTAATATGCCGTTATGGTAATAAGCAGAACGGGCTGATGCGTCACCTCTTAACAAAGATGTGACATTAAATTTCACGTTGTATTGCAAACGCTCTTTAGGCGTAAGTAAATCTCGTTTAATGGCTTTCTCAAATCGAACCAGCCAAGGCATAAGCGTGTAAGAAACAAACTCAAGAGACATTTGTTCAATGTTGCTAAAGGTGGCACGTTCTAAATCACCAATCATGTGTGGAGGCACACGGAAAATTGAGGCTATTTCTGAACGTTGAAATTTACGAGTTTCCAAAAACTGACTGTCATCTGCTGACATACTAATTTTTGTAAACTTCATTCCCTCTTCAAGAATGGCAGTTTTATGAGAGTTTTCGCCGTTATAAGCGTTATCAAACGAGTCTTTTAATCGTGCATATGCTTCCTGCCCAATCTTATTGGGATGCTCTAAAACGCCACCCATCTTTGCACCATTACGGAACAATTGGGAGCCAAATTTTTCGGTAGCCAAAGATAACCCGATTGACTCACGAGCATAAGCAATCGGAGAAATTCCAAGCCATCCATTAAGCGTTAAGCCTCTAATATGGAATAACTCTCCAGGGCCAAGGCTTTGAAAGCTGCCATCTGGTAGCGTCACTTGG